AAACTAGAAAACGAAGAATCAAATATAATTATTGCAGAAAATTTAGATAATCATTTACCTTTAAAAACAAAATCGAATGAAAGATTAGAATTTATAGGTGATGGAATTTTAGAATGTATTATTAAATATTATTTATATAAGCGTTTCCCAAAAGCAGATGAAGGTTTTATGACAGAAAAAAAAATTGCTTTAGTTAAAAATGAACATATTGGAAAATTAGCTTATGAAATTGGATTACATAATTACTTTATTATTTCAAAACATGCAGAAGAAAAAAACATTCGCACTAATTTTAAAAAATTAGGATGTTTATTTGAATCATTTATTGGTGCCATATTTTTAGATTTTAATAGAATTGATATTAATGATCAGCATAAATGGTTTGAAAATATTTTCAATACAGGTGTTGGTTTTCAAATGGCGCAAATATTTATCGAAAATGTTATGGAAAAACACGTGGATTGGACTGATCTAATTAATAATGATGATAACTTTAAAAATAAATTACAGGTAATTATACAAAAAGAATTTAAACTTACACCTGATTATGTAGAAATTAAAGAACAATCACATGATGATGTATGTGACAAAATTTATACTATGGGTGTATTTATATCATTTGGACAAAATATTCATAATGTAAATATTAACAGTGCTATAAATTTTGATATTCTTAAAACATTTAAAGCTATTCATGAAAAATTAGAAACAAACAATAAATTTTTAATATTTTTAACAAAAGCTAGTCATAAAATTAAAAAAAAAGCAGAACAAATAGCATGTAATTCGGCAATTTCACTTATTAAAACTTTTAATGACTAAAAAAGTATTTTATTTAGAAAATAATTAAAACATATATAATTTTATATATATATATATTTTAATAATGATAAATAAAAATTTTGAATTTTTAAAAGTTAAACCACTTCCTAAAAAACAAGAAACTTTTTCTTTTTTTATAAATAAACAGGTTGGGCAACCTAATATTATTGATAAAACAAGTGAAAAAATAATAGATCCAACTGAATTTTTAAATAAAATTCAATCCAAATTAGAAATTCAAAATAAAACTATAATCAAACCAAAAGAACATCAAAAAACTTAAGAACCTATTAAGTTGAAATACCGAAAATTTTAACAAATGTTAAAAAAAATAAATATAAAATTATTAATTAAACAATAAGCATCTATAAATAGAACCAAAACAGATGATGGTCGCGAAACACTATTACACCGAAAACCAAAAGTAAATAAAACAAAATCATGAAACTTAATTTTGACTTATCAGATTTAGAATTTGATAATTGAAAAATACTAAAATTAAAAATAGAATGCCTAATTAATACCAAATGTTTTAATAAAAGCCTGATTATTATCTTAAATAATAGAGAAAAATTCATTGAATTTATTAACAAACTTTTTTTACCATATAAAGATGAATTATTACAAGAAGAAAAAGATATTGATCATGGAAAAATTAAAATTAGCTGTGATAGAACTTCGGAAAAGATTTTCTTTATTAACACATCAAAAAATTGTGAGAGATTATATTAATTTATATACGCCATATAGAGGTCTTTTATTATATCATGGTTTAGGTTCTGGAAAAACATGTTCATCTATAGCAATCGCTGAAGGTTTAAAAAATAATAAAGAAATTATGGTTTTTACTCCCGCGTCATTAAGAGAAAATTATATCGATGAATTAAAAAAATGCGGAGATTTTATTTATATGAAAAATCAGTTTTGGGAATTTATAAATATAGAATTGTATCCAGACTATTTAAAACCTTTATCTAATCTATTAAATTTATCAGAAGAATATATTTTAGAAAAAAAAGGAGCATGGTTAATGAATAAAAAAGAAGCACCAAATTATGATAAGTTGAGTTTTGAAAAACAGCAATTAATTAATGAACAAATAAATAAAATGATATCTATGAAGTATAAATTTTATAGTTATAATGGTATGACTCGTAAAATTTATAATATTTTAACTCAAAATGATTCAATTAATCCTTTTCATAATAAGATTATTATTATTGACGAGGCTCATAATTTTATTAGTCGAATTGTTAATAAATTATCATCACCAACAGCATTATCAATAAAAATTTATAAATATTTAATGGATGCTGAAAATTGTAAAATTATTTTATTAAGTGGTACTCCTATTATTAATTATCCAAATGAAATTGCTGTATTATTTAATATTTTACGTGGCTATATTAAGTGCTATACTTATAATATTTCATCTACTAAAAAAATATATAATCAAGAATATTTTGAAGCATTATTAAAAAAAAATGATATTTATAGTAATATTGATTATATTGAATATAATAGTAAAACAAAAGATTTAAAAGTATATAAAAATCCATTTGGATTTAAAAAAAATGATAAAAATAGTAATGATGATAACACAATAGTTTATAGTTCTGATACTATAAATAGTAATGATTTTGCTAATAAAATAAAAACTATTTTGAAAGAAGCATCAATAAATGTCAAAGATTCACCAAATAATCATATTACAAATAATTTAGCATTACCCGATAAATTTGATGATTTTAAATATTATTTTATTAATGATAATAATACTATTAAAAATAATACATTATTGAAAAAGCGAATAGTAGGACTAACATCTTATTTCAGAAGTGCTCAGGAACAACTTATGCCAAGATACGATGAGTCTCATTTTTATGTGCAAAAAATTCCAATGAGCGATTTTCAATTTGGTATTTATGAAGAAGCAAGAGTTAATGAAAGAAATCAAGAATCTAAAAATAAAAAAAATAAAGCTAAAAAAATGGGCGCTCAAAAAGATGATATATATGGTGATTCAGTTTCTACTTATAGAATTTTTTCACGTGCATTTTGTAATTTTGTTTTTCCATCTCCTGAAATTAAAAGACCTATGCCAAATAAAGATGAAAAAATTGAAACTGTTCTAGATAAGATTGATAATAATGGAGTATTAAAAGAAGATATTATTGATAATGTTGATATTTCGCAAAGAATTAATGATGAAGATGGTGATTTTCAAGAAGAAGATATGGAACATATGCAAAAAAGAAACAGATGAGTTTAAAGATTCTAGTTATAGTAGTCGTCTACTAGAAGCTGTTAATAATTTAGAAAAAAATTCTAGTAAATATTTGAATAAAGAAGCATTAAAATTATATAGTCCTAAATTTTTAAATATATTAGAAAATATTGAAGATGAACAACAATTTGGTGGGATTAATATGTTATATTCTCAATTTAAAACATTAGAAGGTATTGGTATTTTTAAATTAGTATTGAAAGAGCATGGATTTTTAGAATTGAAAATAAAACGTTTATCTGCTACACAATTTGAATTAGATATTAATGAAACTGAAATACAACGAGCAATTGAATTACGCGGAAAAGTACAATTTTTTGCATCTTATACTGGTTCCGAAAAACCCGAAGAACGTGAAGTTATTTTAAATATATTAAATAGTAATTGGAAAATTGTTCCACAAAATATTATAGATAAAATTAAAAAATATAATCCATCAATAGAAAATAATAATAATGGTGAAGTTGTTAAATTATTAATGATTTCTTCATCGGGTGCAGAAGGCATTAGTTTAAAAAATGTTAGATATGTTCATATAATGGAACCATATTGGCATCCTGTTAGAATTCAACAAGTAATTGGTAGAGCAAGAAGAATATGTAGTCATAGTGATTTGCCTAAAGAATATCAAGATGTTCATGTAATATTATATTTAATGACATTTACAGATGAACAAGTAAATAGTGATAGTGCTATTGAGTTAAGATTAAAAGATAAAAGTAAATTAAATCAAAAATTAGTTTTATCAAGTGATGAATTTTTATATGAAATTTCTAATATTAAAGAAAAAATTAATATTGATATATTAAGAAATATTAAAGAATCAGCTATTGATTGTTCGATTCATTCTAGATCATCTTCAAGTGAAAAAATAAAATGCTTTTCTATTGGAAATGCATTACATGAAAATCCAATGTATATTCCAAATATTAATTATGAAGAAAAAGATAAAGACTTAAAAATAAATCAAAAAGAGGTCCCATTAAAATTATTTAAAATTCGCAATCAAAATTTAGCTCTAGATAAAGATACTAATGATGTTTATGATTATGATGCATATAAAAAAGGAGAATTATTATTTTTAGGAAAATTTATTCAAAATGAAGACGGCAAATATGAATTGGTTCAAAATTAATTTAAATTTAATTTTTCTAATATAATATTTTGATTATTTTCTAAAATTTCTATTTTTTTTAATATTAAATCTAACTTACTTGCTATATTAAACATTCTCTCACTTTTAAATTCTTGATTTAAAATAAAATTTTTTTTAAATAACATAGTATTTTCATTATTCTGATTTTCTTGAATGTTATATGATAGTATTTTGTTATTTGAAACATCCATTTCTTCTTTATTATTTAACTCAATAATATTATTTTTAGAAAAATCTAAAATTAATTCATTATTTCTTTGTATTTTCATATACTCTAATTTTTTAGATAAATCATCTGGTTCTAAAATTTCATCATTATTATCTGAAAAATTTATTTCTTCTGGTTTTTTTATATTTACATAATTTTTTAGATCATCTTCCATATTTTTTAATTCAATAATATTATTATCTTCTTTTAATAATTTTAATTTTTTTATTATATCATCTAAAATTTTTTTATTTACTTCAATAATATTTATATTATTATCATTTATTATATTTTTTGAAATTTGCATAATACTATCTTCAAATAACTGTTTTACATTATCTAATTTATCATTTGATATTCCTTTAAAATAATTATTATTAAATAATATATTCCATAATAGTTCTTTATTTTTTATATTAGTTATTTTATTCATATTATTATATTAAAATAATTATTATAATAATATATTTACGAATTAAAATAAATTTTTCTATAATCTCTCATTTCTTCATCCGAAATTCTTATATTTTTTAATTCTAATGGCTTTTTTTCTTGTCTCAATAATTTTATAATAATATACAAACAATACATTCCACATTGACCGTCCTTTTTTTGATGTACAAAATTAAAATTATCATAGTATTTTAATTTATAATTTTTTCCTTGTTCTTTTACTCTTTTAATAAAATTTTTAATCCTCAAATTTGGTCTTTTTCCATTACTATCAAAATAAAAAATAAATTTATTTTTTACATCTATAAATATTGCCACCCAATGTGATCCTCCTTTGTAATGCGGATCTAAATTTAAAATTATACCTAATTTATATATTTTTTTTTTAATCATATCAATTAAATTAAAATTACATAATTCTTCCCATATACATTCTCCAAACATTTTTTTATCATCAAAATCGATTGGTGATGGCCCTATAAATTTAAAATCCTTATATTTTTTTTCATATTGATTCATTACTTTTATTATATCATTACTGTCTAGCCATGTATATGGGTTATTTATCCATGTTTTTGGTGATTTTGGTCTAAAATATTCAAGTTTATTAAATTTTTCATTTTTAATCCAACATTTTTCATTTAAACATTCAGTATTATATTTTTTTAACAAATTCCATATAATATATGGATCATTAGAACTTATTTTTTTATTTTCTTTTTTTTTATTATATTCATCTCTTAACATAAAAAGAGTTTTATTACTGTAACATGTTTTATCTTTTAATCTTGAATCTACCATTTTTTTTTGAAGTGGTGCGCATTTTAAATAATTAAATTTTTTACGTGTTTTTTTTGTATTTATTTTTTTTTTAGCATATGTTTTCATTATATATTTTAAAATATTATAAATTAACCATAAACTTTTAATTATTATATTTTTTTGGTAATATTTTATTTGTTTTTTTACTTATATTTAAATATTCATCCATTTTATTTCCTTTTGTACTTTTAAATAAAAAAACGCGTTTATCTAGGTCATTTATAAAATTATTAGAATTATCTAAAATAATATTCTCACATGTATTAAGTGAATTATTTGAATAGTCTAGTAACTCATTTTGTATATAATCATTTTTTTTATCAAGTTTGATATTTAATATAATTTTTTTTATAAACATATTAAAGTAAAAAATATATTTTTCTTCATTTTCATTACATTCTATATTATTCGAAATATCAGAATAACTTTTATAAAGTTTATTTATAACTTCTTTAATTTCACTTTTATATTTTATAAAATCATTTTTTAAATTATTTATCTCATTTTCTTGAAAATATTGTTTATTTATAAATCTTTCATTTACTAAATTTATATCGTTCTTATTAATTTTTAATAAATTATTATTCATTTTTAAATTAACATTATACTTTTTTAATTTCATCTAATTCTATTTTTTCATTTAATTTATTACATAAATTATTATCGCTATTTGCAAAATCTATTTTTCTTAATATTACAGAATCATTACAATTTGGAATGTTTATATGACACCATCTTCCTAATAGATATGTAGATTATTGTGGTTTTATGAAATTATTGAAAATTTTAATTAAATTTTTATCGAGTATTTTAATATTAAACATTTTTTAATATTAAAAAATTTTATATATATTTAAGTCAATTTTATTTATAAATTTTTTAATTGAACCCTTGTAGAATTATAAAAAAAATCACTACCAATTTTATTATTAAGATTTGGATTAAATTCATTAAATGTTTCTTCATTAAATAATAAAGATTCGCTTTTATTATTTATATTTTCAGTTTTGTTATATAACATACTTGTCGAATCTGGAGCCCATACATGTAAATCTGATTTTATTAAAGGATAAATTTGATTTCTTAAAACAGATTCATTATCTACTTGACTACTAAATCCGCTAAAATGTGGCTTTGATGTTCCTGGGAAAAAAGTTTTATTTGTGTTATAACTTTGAAAATCTGATTTTATATTATTATATTTATTAGTGTTATCTACTAAAAATTTTGTATATCTAGTTGATAATCCTATTGATGAAAAATTTGGCTCTAAATTATTTGAAGGTATATTTCTTTCATAAATTCTATCATTCATTGTATTATCTAAATTATTAAATGTAATACTATTTTTCATTGTATTAAATAATATATAAATTATCTTATATTTTAATTATTAACTAATTTATATTTTTAATTATTAATTTTTATATTTATTAAATAAATATATTAAATCTTTAAAGATTTAAATATTATTTAAAAAAAGTTAAAGATACGATAACAATAATATTTAAATGTGTGGCATTTTTGCTCTAATTAATCATAAAACTATTAATAGAGAAAAAATTTATAAATCTTTTGAACAGGGAAAAAATAGAGGTCCGGAACATTCAATTACAAAAGAAATTAATAATTTTTTTATTGGTTTTCATAGACTAGCAATAAATGGAATTAATGAAGAATCTAATCAACCGTTTTTTATGAAAAATTGTCTTTTAATTTGTAATGGAGAAATTTATAATTTTAAAAAACTAGCACAAGATAATAATATACATCTAAATACTGATTCTGATTGTGAAATTATTATTCATATTTATAAATTATATGGTATTGAATATACTTTACATTTATTAGATGGTGTTTTTTCTTTTGTATTATATGATAAAGATAGTGATACAGTATTTATTGCTAGAGATCCTTATGGTATAAGACCATTATATTATTTTGATGAAGATAATATTTATGGGTTTTCCAGTGAATTAAAATCAATTTATGATCTTCCAAAAAATAAAACTACTATTAAAACATTTTTACCATCTACATATTTAATTATATCAAATATTCAAACAAATATTTCACTCGAATTTAAAAAATATGCTACTATGCCTTTTACGAATACTTTATATAACGACTTTCATCATGAAAAATTACATAATATAGCGCCTAATATTGTTAGCAAAATTAAAAATGCAGTTAAAAAAAGAGTTGTTGGAACAACCGATAGACCAATTGCATGTCTATTATCGGGTGGATTAGATAGTAGTTTAATTGCCGCATTAGTATCAAATGAATTAAAACAGGCAGATAATCAAACAGAAAAACTGAAAACATTTAGCATTGGCTTACCTGGATCTGAAGATTTAAAATATGCTAAAATTGTAGCACAACATATAGATAGTGATCATCATGAAGTTATTTTAAGCGAAGATGATTTTTTTAATGCAATTCCAGAAGTTATTCATAAAATAGAATCATATGATACTACGACAGTTAGAGCTAGTGTTGGAAATTATTTAATAGCAAAATATATTAGTGAAATGACAAATTGTAAAGTTATTTTTAATGGTGATGGTGCAGATGAATTAATGGGTGGCTACTTATATTTTAAAAATTCTCCAAATGAATACGCGTTTGATAAAGAATGCCGGCGATTATTAACGGATATTCATATATTTGATGTATTAAGAAGCGATAAATCTATTTCTTCAAATGGTTTAGAGCCAAGAACTCCATTTTTAGATAGAGAATGGGTTGAATATTATTTAACTATTGATAGAAAAATACGTTTCAATGTAACTAAAAATAATTGTGAAAAATATTTAATTAGAAAATCATTCTCTATTGTAAATCCAGAATTATTACCAGAAAAAATTCTTTGGAGAACAAAAGAAGCATTTAGCGATGGTGTAAGTAGTTTAAATAAATCATGGTATGAAATAATTAATGAAAAAATTAATAATATTTGTAATAATGATATTCATTTAAAAGAAAAACTATTTGAATTACAACAAGAATATAAAAATATTGCTTTTGCTAATAATAAAAATATAAATCTACCTGATACTTTAGAAAAATGTTACTATAGATTTTTATTTAATAAACATTATAATAAATGTGATCATCTTATTCCTTATTATTGGATGCCAAAATTTGTTAATGCAAAAGATGCAAGTGCGCGTAGTTTATTAATATATAATGCAAATAATACTAATAAGAAGGTATAATTATTTTATACATTTATATATAATGTCTAAAAAATTTAAAGTAATTGGAGAAGGTACTTATGGTTGTGTGGTTAAACCAAGTTTAAAATGTGACAGTGATCAAGATTATACTAATAAAGTATCTAAAATTATGGTTGAAGAAGATGCATTATCTGAATTAAAAGAAAACAATAACATATCTAACATCAAAGATTTAAAGAAATATGCTATAGTTAATCCTGAAATATGTAAACCAAAAATAGATAAAACGTTTATAAATACTGCAAAAACATGTAAAAATGAAAGAATTACTATTCGTTTGAATAATAGTAATTATCAAAAAACTCTTTCTATGCTGTTATTAGAAGATGGCGGAGAAGATTTATCTTTGATTATTAAAAAAATTGATTCTTTAAGTGAAGATGATATAAAAAATTTTTTTTATTCATTTATAAATTTATTTGAAGGTTTGAAATTTTTTAGAGAAAAAAAAATAATACATCGAGATATTAAATTACAAAATATAGTATATAATAAAACAAGTAAATTAAGTAAATTTATAGACTTTGGATTATCAATTAAATCAGATAAATTAAAAAAAAATGCAGATAAATCACGCGAGCGCTTAGCTGTTTCCTGGTCATATTTTCCACCAGAAAATAGTTGTGTAAATAAAAAAATGTTTACAGATCTCACAAAATGTGAAAAATATTCTAAAAATATGTCATATGATAGCTTTATAAATAAATACTTGGAAACTTATGATATTTATTGTTTATCATTAGCTTTAAACTCGTTATTTAAATATATTGAACAAAAACCTAATTTATTGAGTATAAACTATAAACAACTTATTTTAAAAGTAAGAAAATTATTAAAATATTATTGTGATATCGAACTTATAAAAAGATATAGTGATCTAAATTATTTAATTTCTGAGTATACAAATTTATTAAATTTTTATTTTAATAATAATAATAATAATAATAATAGTAATAATAATAGTAATAATAATAATATTAAAAAATGTCCAGATGAAAAACCAATATTAAATACAAAAACCCTTAGATGTTTGAAAAAATGCAAAGATGGTTATATTCACAATGAACAATTTAAATGTGTATCAAATAAAACATCAAAAAATAATAAAAAAAAACAAGTTTGTGAAAGCTTAAACAAGGATTACAATCCATATACTAAAAGATGTAATAAAAAGTGTCCTCCAAATAAAGTAAGAAGTAATGATAAAACTTTTAAATGTATAAAAAAAATATAAATAATTAAATAATTAATTAATATATATCAATTAATTAATTATGAATATAGATAAATTAGTAAAAGCATTGGAAGATGAAGGTAATGTAAATGTAATAGATACTAATAAAAGTAGTATAAAAAACAATATAAATAATATATTACAAACATTATATTTAGATGCTTCAGATCTTAAATTGTTTAATAAAAAATTAAAAGATTATATATACATATCAAATATAAATGAAATAAAAATAGGTCACACTATAAAATATATAAATATTGAAAATCCAGAAAAATTTAAATTATCATGTAATTATATAATTTGTAATATTAATGCAAATGATAATGGTATAAATATTACATTAAAAACATTCAATAATATTTATTTTAGAATTTATTATCATAAACATTTGATTTTTAAAAAATTAAGCTCTGATGAACTATTAATTCTTAAAGCAGTAAATTATATTAATAAATAAGTTTTTTTCTAGTTTGTTTACCTTTAATGGTGAGCGTTTTATTTGTTTTCAATAATCCTACATTATTCTTTTTTTTTAATGTCTTTCTTTTTTTGCAATTAAAACCATAGATTTTTAAATTTTTTTTTTTAATTACACTATTATTACAAATAGCAATACTGTAATCTTCATATAATATTCTGTTATTAACTTTTTTTATGCAACTACATAATTTGTTTGCTATTATTTCTTCCACTTTTTTTTTTAAAACATTTGTTTTAATATTTTTATCAATATGTATTTTATAATAATTTAATATATCTAAATAATCATTTTTATTTAATTTCATTAAATAATATAATATAAAAATTTATTTTATAATTTTTATATTTATATTTAATAAATATGCAAAAAAATGTACTGGTATTTGATTTTGATGAGACACTTGGATCATTTTCACAATTATATACATTTTGGATGTTAATAAAATTATTTTTCAATAATAATATAGAAAAAAAACATTTTTATTCTATACTTGACGATAATGAATTATTCTTTAGACCAAATATATTTAAAATTTTTGATACAATAAAAAATAAAAAAAAAATTAAATCATGTAGCAAAGTAATTATATACTCAAACAATAATGCGGAATTCTTTTGGATAGAAATAATAAAAGATTATATACACCATAAACTAAATTATAAATTAATCGATCAAATAATTAGAAATTACAAAATAGATAATAAAATTTGCGAGCCCTGCAGAAGTACATATGATAAAACATTTAATGATTTTATAAAATGTACAGAATTATCTAAAAATACAAATATATGTTTTTTTGATGATAAACTTCATGAAAATATGCTAAATGATAATGTATTATATATTAATTTGAAACCGTATAATTATAATGTTAAATTTGAAACATTAATTAAAAAATTTTATATTTCCAATTTAAAATTATTTAATAATAAAAATTACAATGATTTTCATAATTTTGTTATTCAAAATACAAAAAAATATAATCTTGAGTTTATTAATAAAACATTAATAGAAAAAAAAATAGAAACTATATTAACAGATAACATCATAAAAATAATAAAAAAATTTGCAAACAAAAATATTTTTACAAAAAAAAATAAACAAACCAAAAAAAATTTTACTAAAAAATTATAAGGAAAAAATATTTTTTGTATTTAAGAAATTACCTGTTACCTGATAAAATTTATTTTCAATATAAGTATAAAATACAGATGAAAGAATAAGCAATAAACCACTACTAAAAAATATTTTTCTATCAGTAATATCTATTTTTTTATGAAATTTTATAAATGGATTATAAAAAATAACCAATAAAAACCCAATAAATAATTTTAAAAATTCTCTAAAAAAAACTAAATATTTTGGCGCGAATTGTGTTATTCCCAAGATAACTAAAACATATAATAAAAATGTTATATTGATTGAATAATAAAAGATTTCTTTATATGAAATTTTTCGACTCATTTTATATACAATACCACTTTAAAATAATTTTTTCTATTAATAAAAAATATTTTTATATAATTATATAAAAAATTATGTATAAAAATTTATATTCTATATTTTATTATAATAACCATTACAATAATAATTTATTATATGAATTATATCTAATATACATAAGGCGATGTATATCTAATATTAAAAATATAAACGATATTATAAAAATTTTTAAAACTATATCATTTTTTAATAAAAATTTAACAAGTGATGATATTATTTATACTATTATTGAATGTTTACAAAGATCACCAATAACTGAAATTGAACTAAGACAAATTTCAATTTTACAACAATATTATGAATCCCATTTAGGTATTGAAAATTATGTTTCTTTTATGTTATGGATCTCTATAATTCATTATTTTTTAAATAATGATTAAACTTTATATTTTCACTTTTTTAAAAAGTGATTTTTTGGGTTTTTTTGTTGTATTAGCATAAATGATAAGAAAAAAACAACAACATAAAAATATGAAAAAAAAATAAAAAAAAAAAAAATTTAAAATATATGAAAATTTAACTTTTTTTTTTGAAATTTTTGAAATTTTTTAATAAATAATTTTTTTATTTTTTTAAAAGTGTATTTTTCATTTTTTTAATTTTGTTATGAAAAACCGTAATAAAAAAAATTCTCAAAAAAAATAGAAAAATTTATTTTTAAAAAAATATTAAAAAATAAAATATTGTATAAAATAAAATACTTACCGATGACTTACCAAAAAAACGCCAAAAAACGCCAAAATTTTTTTTGTGAAAAATGCAACTTTGAATGCAGCAAACAAAGTGAATTTGATAGACATTTATTAACACGTAAACATAAAATACTTACCGATACTTACCAAAAAACGCCAAAAAACGCCACATCAGATTTCATTTGTGATTGTGGAAAAATATATAAACATAAGCAAAGCTTATATAATCATAAAAAAAAATGTTTTGCTGTTAATAATTTTGAAAATATGGAAGAATTAAGAAATGATATATCTAGTAATAATATTACAAGCGATGAAATTAATAAACTTTTAATTGAAAATAAAGATATTAAAGATTTGCTTGTTAAACAACAAGAACAATTATTAGAACAACAAAAACAACTGGGTGAAATTTTACCTAAAATTGGTAATAATACAATAAATAATACATACAATAATACTGTTAATCAAGAAGTTAATATTAATATTTTTTTAAATGAGAAATGTAAAGATGCAATCAATATTAATGATTTCATTAATAAAATAGAATTAAATTTAAAAAATTTAGATTTAACAAAAAATGGTGGCAATAATAGAGGAATTGCTAATATATTTATTGAAAATATGAATAAATTAAGTATTTATGAAAGGCCTCTTCATTGCACAGATAATAAAAAAGAAACTTTGTACATTAGAGATAATAATATTTGGAATAAAGATAATAATAAAAATAAACTAAAAGATGCATTAAAAAATTTAAATAAAAATCATTTTAAATTAGTTAAAGAATGGATGGACAATAATCCAGATTTTAAAGAAAAAGAGGAAAAACAAGATTATTTTGCCAAAATAATCAAAGAATGTGGTTGTGAATTAGATACTATCAATGACAAAGATATAAAAAAAATATGTAATTCTACAATTTTAACTTCTAATAATAATTTAGATGAAACTATAATAGATTAATAATTTATATCAAAAATAAGATATATTAATTATTTATATATATATAATTAATTAATATGAATACAACAAATAAAGATACCATTGATAACAAACAAGAAGGCGGTGCATTTTTTAAAAATAACCCACTAAATGAAAAAAAAAATATTATTAAGAATAAAGAGTCACGTGCTTATAGAATTTTAAAATTTATAGATAAACAAATAAATCAAATGCTATGGTTCTTATCAAGATATATATTTAATTCAAAAAATCTAAACAAACTTGTAAAAATAATGCCTTTGGTTTTATTAGTAATAAATTTGTTTCTTGCAGCACCTGTTGTTGCAGTTGCTGTATTGGATTTTTACTCATCTTATATAGTAAGATGGTTTGGGCTTCAATGGTCACCTGTTGAATGGGCAAACGACCTCGCTGGGGGTAGTTTAAAACATGTTTTGCTTATAATAATTGGTGTAATAAAATTAGTTATTTCAATAATTATGATAGTTGCATGTTGTGTTATATTTTTTCAAACTTACGAACTAAATAACGAATATATAAAAAACCATAATTTTGAATTTTTAGTAATAATTACTCAGGTTTTCTTTAGATTATTACCATATATTTTTTTATCATTATCGCTTATGATAGCAACTGGATTTCTCAAAGTATATTATAAAAGATTTTGCGCAGCTGATCAACAACAAACTCCAGATAATGGTGACATGAGATTACAACCAGATGCAATGCTACATAATGCCGCAACAATGAATATGTTTGTACTACTTATTGCATCAATTATATTTCCAATCTTGAATGTAATGATGACAAAAAAAATGTTTAACTGGTTGAGACCACACATACCAATAGGTCTTAGCTTATTTGATAATGTTAAGTTACTGTTTGTAGGATTCTTATCTTTTATAATTTTTACATTTATTACTGATAGTATTTCTTCTTTTATTTCAAATATGTTTGAAAAACAATTATCAGGAAATATTAACCAAGATTATTGTGATCCCAATGATCCACGCGATCCAAAAAATATGCAAAATCAAAGCTCATTTGATAAAGCAATTGGATATATCAAAGAAGCATTAAATACATTCCTTTTTTTGCCTTTTATTCTAATGCTTTCTTTAATACAGACTGGGGCTGGCCCGCAGTTTTTTCAAACAAACATGAAATTTTTTAAGGCCCAAAGAAATGTTATTAATACAATTATCAACGTTATATTTAAGGCCGATGCTGAAAAAAAATATAAACAAAAATTTATGGATTTAAGAGACGGGGATGGCAAGGGAGAAGGGGCTAACCAAGTGAATGTTGGCGATAAAACCTACAACCTCCCTAGCAAGCTGGATCGAGCCATAGCAATTGCTGAGGACAATGCTCCTCCTCCAGCGCCCGCGGCACCGAAATACTTAAAGACACCCAGGATGGCGATGTCGAAAGTTGCGCAGAGTCTCGACCCGAGAGGTGTCGTGCGCAATCTCTCCGAAAAGGAGCGCTACGATCTAGCCCAGCTTGATGCAGAAAAGTACCTAAAAAAAAATGACCCCAGCCGTTCCGCGCGGGCGGCGGCGAAGGAGAGGGCGGAGGCGGAGAGGGCGGCTCGTAGAATCCAGAGGGTCCAACGATCGCGGCGCGAAGATGAGGTGGCGGCGACGGTGGGGGCGAGGGCGGCGAGGAGGGTGGCGGCGAGGGATGCGGCGGTGGCAGCACGCAACTAGGCAAGTGCCCCCGTCCCAAACTAAATTTAAAGATGGGCTCATTATTTGAGGACAATTAAATTAAAATACCAACCGAGTATAAGATTAAGTTTAATAATTCTAAAAAAATTATTTATTTTTAACTAAATATAAATAATTTTCTATTTAAAACATTGAACCGCCTAAAAGGTCATTTGCTGCCAATGGTTCATTTGAATCAAATACATTTTGCATTACGCCATTTGGAATGTTATTTTGTTGATTATTATTTACAAAATTTGGTAAATTATCTATTAATGAAACTGTATTTTGTTGATTCATTTGACCAGTTGGCGGTGGAATCATTGTATTGTCTAATTGATCTGCTCTACTATTTTGATGGGTTTCTTGAATATTTATTCTATTATTTGAATTGGCAGCTGCTAAGTTTGTTTTTCCTACATATTGAGATTTGCTGTTTTGAGATGAGCCGTTTCCGAGTAATCTATTATGCAATCTATCATATAAAATATTTATTTTTGCTCCTAATTTAGTTTGCATAGTTAACATAATTATTAGAGTTGGAAGAATAATATTAATAATATTCATATCCATATAATTTATTTTACTAAATGTTGGAAAATATCTAATTATTTTATCTAATAAATAAATAAAAAATACAATAATAAATAACTGTAATAAAATTTCAAAAGAAATTTCTAAAGATGGCTTATCACTGTCTTCTTCTGGAATATAGTATTTAATTAATTTTAAAACTAATACAACAGGAATTAATGCTATAAATAAATATTGAAAAGAGTTCATAAGTATTGCTTTATTTTCATTATCAAAATTGAAAACATGATTAAAAAAGCCATTTGCGCTAATATTTCCTCCTTCTAAATTTGAAATAGTTGTTTCGGCGGCAGTTGCCATTTATGATTTATATAAAGAAATAAATTATATAAATTATATATTTAAAATTTATTTATTATTTATATTAATAAATAATGTTAAAACGTATTTTAAAAAGCAATAAAGTAATTAATAATTATGAACATGAAGAAAATCAATATATTAATTTAATTAATGATGTTTTATTGAATGATGAAATTTATATTGGTAGAAATGGAAATACATATAGTATTTTTGGTACTATAATGCAGTTTTCATTGGAAAATAATAAGATTCCATTTCTTACGACAAAAAAATTAGCATGGAAAACATGTTTAAAAGAACTTTTATTTTTTATAAATGGAAATACAAATAATAATATTTTAAATAATCAAGGAGTACATATATGGGATGGAAACTCTGACCCGGATTATTTGAAAACAAGAGGCCTTGATTATGTAGATGGTGAACTCGGTCCAATTTATGGATTTCAATGGCGCCATTTTAACGCTAATTATATTGATTGTAATGCTGATTATACAAATAGTGGAATAGATCAATTACAATATATAATAGATTGCTTAAAGGATCCGATACAAAGAAAATCACGAAGATTAATTTTAACTGCATGGAATCCATGTCAACTTGACAAAATGGCTCTTCCTCCTTGTCATATTTTATGTCAGTTTAATGTTAGTGGTGAAAATAAATTATCATGTCATTTATATCAAAGAAGCGGTGATATAGGACTCGGTGTTCCATTTAATATTGCATCATATTCAATGCTAACATATATAATTGCAAAACATTGCGATCTAGTGCCGTATGAATTTATTTATTCATTGGGAAATGTACATATTTATGATGATCATGTTAGTGGATTAAAAGAATTAATGTCAAGAAAACCATTTGAATTTCCAAATTTTGAAGTAATAAATAAACATAATAGCATAGATGATTATAATGTAAATGATTTTAAATTAACTAATTATAATTATCATAATACTATCAATTTAAATATGCGCAAATAACTACTTAAATAGTATTATATAGTATTAAATATAATGAGTACCTCATCAGCACTTGCTTCTGCAAAACGCCGGCGTGCAAATTTAAATCAACCACCAACAGTTGGAAATGCACAAGTTGAGCCTGAGCCCGAAACTAAACCTAAATTCACACCTGTTCAATTATTACAATTACATGAACTCAGAATTAAAAAATTAGAAGCGGCATTAATGGAAAATAATGAATTATCATCAAGAGAATCATATGCTAATGCTATCTCTAATACTAGATTAACAGAAAGCACTGGAGTATCAGAAAATAATATTGATATTTTAAATATGAAAGAAGCATTAGATAATAAAATTAATAATTTATCTAGTATATTAAAGCCGTTAGAAGATAAATTAACTGAACTATATGAAAATTATAGTAATTTAAAAGAAGAGTTAAAAGAGTTGGATACTTTTAAAATGATGTTAATAAAAAATCAATCCGATATTATTGATAATCATAAAATAATTAGTGATTTAAATAAAAAAGTTGAGGATATAAATAAAGAACAAGATAAAGATGATCGCCTGGAAGAATTTTATAATCAATTAAATAATAACAGTGATGATTTATTAGAAAAATTAATATCAAATATGAATAATACAAATATAAATATAATAAATTCTACAGAAGAAGAAAATTTAGATAATATTTTAGATATAGATTATATAAAAGAACAATCAAAAACAGTAGAAGTAGAATCTGAAAATGATATTTCAAATGACAATATTGATATTTGTTTAAATTATGTAAGTGATAAAGACACTGTTGATATTATAAGTAGCTTAAATCAAAAGATTTTAGAAAATATTGAGGTGGATAAAAAATTAAAAGAGGAGGTAAAAGAAGAAGTAATAGAAGAAAAAAAACAAAAAAAAAATAAGAAAAAAAATTCGTTGGATTTTGAGACTGAAGTAACTGAAAGTGAAGCAGTTGAAATAAAATAAAATAATTATGTTTGATTTTATTAAAAATATTAGTAGTTTATTTTAATGAAAATTATAATTAATATATTAATATTTTTAATTGTTTTGATAATATATTTAAATGTAAATGAATTTTTAGAATTAAGCGATAATTTAAATATTAATGAAATGTATTTTACTAACAAATTAAATTTTAATGAAATTTGTAGAATTAAAAATCCACTAATTATCTATGATTTATCTATAAATTCATCAAATATATTGAATTATTTAGAAAAAAATAATTATGTATTAGATATAGATAATTATAAAAATAATAAAATAAAATATGAGAATATAAATAATTTATTTAATAAAGATATTTCAAATTCTTATTTAAGTTTTAATAATATAAATAGTGATAATAAGTTTTATAAATTATTTGAAAGTAACGACTTTTCTATAAAACCACTTTCGAGTGTCTTTTGTAATTATAATATAATTATGGCTAATAAAAATTCAACACTTAATTATCATTATGATATTTATGATAGAAATATATTACAAATAGAACAAGGTAGTATAGAAATAATATTAATTTCTCCCAAATTTATAAATAATTTTGATTTTAAAGTGAATATGAAAACAATGTCATATTTTACAAAAATAAATGAAAAAGAATTAAGCGAAAAAAATGTACCCTATAAAAAAATAAAATTAGTTTCTGGAAATATTATAAATATTCCATATAAATGGATATATAAAATAAAATTTCTAGATAATTCATTGATATTAAATTATTCATATGTTTCTCATATAAATCTTTTATGTAATTGTCGTGATTTTTTATTTCAAAAAATATACAAAGAAATGATATTAAAATAGTTTAAATATAATATTAATTATAAAAATGATAAGAAAAGTTAATATAAAACAATCATTAACAAGTGGTGGATTTAGTAATATTTTTATTATAGATTATAATAACAATGAATGTATTCTTAAAAAAGAAAATAAAAAATATAATACTCTTTTAAATGAAATTTCAATTTATTTAAAATTAATGAATTTAAAAAATATAGCTAAAATATTAGATTATTATTCCGATGAGTTTAATAATTATTTAATTATAGAATATTATAAAACAACATTACCTGAATTAAAATTACGATATTATACATCTGAATCTTATTTAAAAATAGTAAAAAATATTTTATTAAAGATCATAACAGCTATTAAAAATATTCATAATTTATTTATTTTACATAGAGATTTAAAACCTACAAATATTTGTGTTACTAAAAATTTAGAGCCAATCATAATTGATTTTGGGCTTTCTATAATTTATATAATTGATAAAAAACATATTGAAAATAAAAAACTGACAAATATTATCGGCAGTTATAATTTTATTAGTACTAATATATTAAACTTAAATCAACCATCAAGGAGAGATGATTTGATTTCATGTTTTTATATTATAATTTATTTACTTATTAATGAGGACTCGGAGAGAAATTTTTGCGGTTCTAAGATCGATGATAAATATTTAAATACAAATATTATTAATTTTAATGTAAATAATTTAATAAAAATTAATAATATATTGTATAGATTATCATATTATCAAATACCAAATTATGATTTAATTTCTAGTTTAATAAAAGAGTAATGTAGATTTTCATATGTATTTTTAAATTTATATATATTCATAATACAATCCATAATATTATTATTATTAATATTTTTAAAATTTATGTAATTAATAAATGACATTTGATTATTAAAATTATCAAGATAATTTAATGTACTAATTATATCTTGGTCTAATATAAAAAATAATAACTTTAAAATATCGAATTGTAAAGTATAAAAATATTTTAATATGTTAAAATTTATAATTCTAGAGTATTTATTTATTAAATAATAGTGATAAGATAAATCTTCTATTGTAAATATTGCTTGGAAATTATAATAAAAAAAATATTTAATAATTTTTTTATTAATTATTTTTGTAATTAATTGTTTATATTGTTTGTAATTGCGATCTTGATTAATAAAAAAATCTATTTTGCATTGTATATCATAGGGTAATTTTATATATATATTTTTTAATTTTTTATTTGTTTTATATCTTAAATAATTTTTTTGAATTATTAAAGCATATTTATTATAAAATATTTTATAATGTTTTTTACAATATTTAAAAATTACCTGTTTATTACAACATTTTTTATAATTGCATACATATAGATACATTTAATATATTTATATTTTTAAAAATAACTTAAAGCTTTTTATTGAATAATAATTATAAAGTACAATGAGTGGTGAAACAGTAGTTTATACTGGAAAAGTAAAATGGTTTAATAATAAATCTGGATATGGTTTTATTACAGTATTAGATGAATCAGAGTTTAAAGATAAAGATATTTTTGCACATCATTCATCTATTTGCATTAATGGAAACTTATATAAGTATTTAGTTCAAGGGGAATATGTAAATTTTAACATTCAACAAATAGCAGAAAAAAATCATGAACAACACGCTGTAAATATTAGTGGTATCATGAAGAACGATCTAATGTGTGAGACACGTTTTAAAAATAAAGATTCTTTAAAGCCGCGCGAAGAAAAACCTGGTCGCGTTGCGGGTGTTACACGTGCAAAATAAATAAAAAATAACTAATAATATTATATATATATGAATTTGCATATATTTATAATAATAATATAACTAATACTATAGTTAAAATTAGTAATGAGGAACCAGATAAAACAATACAATTCCTACATGTTTTATTAAATTTATTACATTCATTTATATTTTCTCTATTATCATTAGATTCAATGTCTGTATTTTCTTCATTACAATAATGTTCTTGATTATTATAATTTATTTCATTTACTATATCATTTATTAAATTATTATTACTTTTACAATATATACATAATTTAATATCTGAATTTTTTTTATGGTTTGTTTTTATCCATTCATGTAAACATTCAATATGTAATTTTTCTTTGCAACATTCAAGTTGTATATAATTGCTTCCACTAATATCAGTTAAACAAATAATGCATTCCATATTTTATATTAACTTCTAAATATATTAAATAGTTATATTAAATATTTTTTTTAATAATATTTAGTTAATTTATAAAGAAGAGGGGTA